CGGTGTCGAGGGAATCACCGGCCCGTCTCTGCCGGAAGGCCAGGAAGAAGGCAAGCTAATTTCTACAGCTGCCGACAAAATTGCCGAACTCCTCGAGACCGAAAAGAAAGCCAAAGCCGATGAGCAGCAGCGTCTGCGTATCTGGCGAAACTGGGTAACAAGCTGGCTCGGCATTGAACGGGAGTATCAAAACACAATGCGGGTATTCTTTGTCCGCCAGCAGCGGATTTTACTCGGCAAGCTCAAAAAGGCATTATCTGAGCTCAAGTCTAAAAAAGCTGACCCTGAGCAGATAATCACCCGCGTAGTTTTCGATTTAAAAGTTGAAGATGGTAAAATTAAGGTCATCAATCATACCTTCTTTGAAAAGGGCAGTGAGCTCGGCGTTCGTCAATCCCTCTCTGAAATCCTGGGCTTGTCCGGTGAAGCACTGGATGAAGCTGCCGAGCAGGCGAAACGCATTGCCTGGTTGAAGGGAAAGCTCGTTATTTCAACGCACAAAATCACCGGCATAAATCGCACTACGCAGAACATGGTTGCAAAACAGCTGCGGTCCGGTCTTGAAGCTGGCGAAGGCTTAAACGAATTGACAGATCGCATCAAAACTACTCTTGGTTCTAACCGGGCCAGGGCCCTGGGAATCGCCCGCACCCAGACAGCAGGCGCTGTCGGTACCGGCCGACACGCCGGTATGCAGAAAGCCAGCGTTGAGCTCAAAGCTTGGCTCACTTCGGGTGACCCCCAGGTCCGCGATGCTCACGCTGCAGCGGGCAGTAAATATGCTGAAGGCATCCCGCTTGACCAGCCGTTTGAGGTCGGCGGTGAACTGCTGATGTATCCGGCTGACCCGGCCGGTTCAGCCGCCAATATTATTAATTGCCGCTGCGTCGAGATAGCCAGAAGGGTAGCGGGCAAGGCCTTTGACCTGGCCTGGTACAGCAATCTTAAATTTTACTCCTATTCGGATATGCAAAAGACCCCGGCTGAACCGGTACAAAAAAGCGAGGAAAAATAAAATGGAACCTAAAATGAAGTTTTTCTACCCTAAGGTTAAAGGGATAGACATAGACAACCGGCGGATTACCGTCTGTATTTCCAAGGATGAAATCGACCGTCATAATGAGCGAATAGAAATAAAGGCCATTGCTGATGCACTTGAACTCTACGCAACCAATCCCGTCGTCCTTGGTGACCATCAGCATCGCTTATCGACCGGCAAATCATCCGTAATCGGACACACCATACCCGATACATTCAAGGTCACTAAAGACGAAGTGGATATGGACATCGAATTCTCCACCACTGAGAATGCCGAGACCTACTGGATCAACTTCCGCGATGGCCACCAGAAAGCTATCTCAATTGGTTTTATCGATTTAGAGTGGCGATTTGAGGAGGAGGACGGTAGGAAAATATACATTACGATAAAGCTTGAGCTGCTTGAGGTAAGCTGCGTTGCCGTCGGCGCCAATCGCGGCGCTCTAATTAAGGCCAAGGGGATGTTCGACAGGATAAAAGAACCGGTGGTCTATCAATGTGAATGCATCAAATGCGGTTATCAACAAGCGAGCGAAATGCATTGCAAAGATTTGAAATGTCCCGAATGCGGAGAACAAATGCGAAGAGTCGAAAGACCGGGGCCGGGGCAAAATTCTCAAGAATTTAAAGACATATCAAGCCAAATTTCAGACTTGAAATCCTTCGTCGAGTTTGGACTCGACGAAATCAAATCGCTATTAATCGCTGAACCGGATGAGTTCGCAGGGAAGCTGCTCGGTGCTTCTTCTGAATCACCCATTCCCGGCGGCGATAAAAAAACAGCCGAGCGAATTGTTGCAAAATGTAAAGAATTATCTAAGAAATGTTCACCTGATTAACATGGAGGTTAAAATTATGGATTTGTTGCAAATTGAAAAAGCCCTCGATGACCTTGGTAAAAATATGGCTACGAAGAATGAAGTCGTCCAGCTCATCGATAAAAAAGTAGCCGAAGACAAGGAGCAGCAGCAAGCTGAAGCACAAAAGCAACATGAGGAATCCCAGACCGCCATCGATGAGCTTAGAAAGGCCAACGATGAATTGGCTCGCCAAACGAGACAAGTTCTGCGTTCGCACATGTCTACAATCAAGACACCTGCAGGTCGGTACAATGGTATGTGGGGCGATTTGGAAACGGCAAAACTTGCCGGCATTTTCTTATTAGCCAGCGTCTTTGGCAATGAACGTGCGAAGAAAACCCTCAATGACCAGTATGGTATAGAATTAAGCTACTTCACCGATAACCCAGAGAAAGCAATGGGTGAAGATGTCGGTACAGCTGGTGGTATTCTGGTACCAACTGAGCTGCTTCCGAACGTCATTCTGCAAATCGAAAAATACGGTGTGTTTCGCCAGGAAGCGTTGGAATATCCGATGGGTAGTGACAGTGCTATTGCTCCGAAGCTGACATCCGGCCTGACTGTTTACTGCCCCGGCGCTGGAGTTGCACCGACATTATCTGATGCCGCATTTCAACCAATCGGGATGACAGCTAAAAAGTGGATGACATTGACAGCGGTCGATAGCGAACTCGATGAGGATTCTGCTATCGCACTGGGTGAGCTCATCGGTTTCTTAATCACCTATGCCTTTGCCAAAAAGGAAGATGAAGTCGGCTTCCTTGGCGATGGCACAAGTACCTATTTCGGCCATACCGGCATAGCCGGTGCCTTACGTGCCGTCGATGCGACCATCGGTAATATCAAAGGTCTGGTAGTCTCCGACACCGATGCTACTTATGCAAATATAAGTCTGGCTAACTTTGAGAGCCTTGCAGGTACCAGCCCTGAGTATGCTGACGATGGGATAAATCTTAAGTACTATTGCAGCAAAAAGTTCTATTACACTGTGATGGTCAAGCTGGCCCTCGCTGCCGGCGGCTCGGATGCCTTCCAAATAATGTCAAACCGTGTAACAAAGCAAAAAATATGGCTTGCCGACCCGTTACGGTTTGTGCATTCCATGCCGAAGACCCAGGCCGCCAGCCAGATATGCTGTATTTATGGCAATTTGAAATTGGGGGCTTATCTTGGTGACCGCAGGCGGGTCACTATCGCTCGCTCGACTGAGGCTTATTTCACAACCGACCAAACTGGCATTCGAGGAACTGAGCGTATTGCCCCAACAATACATGGCCAAGGTGATACAACTAATGCCGGTCCAATCTGTGGATTGATTTTGCATGCTTAGTAATCGCAGCAATCAATAGCTCGTGTAGAGGAGCTGTAGAGGAGCTGATGAAAAGAGAAGTGAAATGTTAATGAGTTATTAACCAATAATTGGAGAAAAATTATGATTGACGTTCAAAATATGAAGATAAGTATTCTGACGCCCCCTCAGATTAAAAACAACGGTGATTTCGACACTAATACCTACATCGACACGCAAGGCTTTAATCACCTTCGCGTCCTGTTCATCCTCGGCGTCATTACGGCCTCTGCTCCTATCGGCTCGACAGCCGAAACTACGGCCCCGCTGGTCGAGGAGTGCGACACAACGGGCGGCAGCTATACTGCCGTTGACGGCGCAGCTCTTGCCGATGCTATTGCCGATACAGAGGATGGTTTGCTCTTCGCCATTGATATCGATCTGGCCAAGAGCCACAAGCGTTACAAGCGGGTTCAAGCGCCGCATGTTGGCGATGGCACCCCAGGTGCCGCCCTGGCCATTATCGGCATTTTGTCCAGGCCGGAAAGAGGTCCGGGCACTGCCGCTGAGCAGGGCTTGACCGAGCACATCAAGGCTTAACAACTTGGTAATGTAGTATTGAAATTTATCCGTCCCCGCATCTTGCTTCGTAAGAAGCAGCGGGGGCGGATATTCAAAAAATTAAAAAATCGCAAAGTGAGGTGGAAATATGTGGGTATTAATGTTGGATACTTATGTTGGCGGCATCGGCACCTTCCCGAAAGGGCACAAATTAGATCTCTCGCCTGATATAATCGAGCATCTTCCGAAGGACTGCTTCAAAAAATGCCCGGCCCCCTGGGATGCGCAGAAAGATACAAAGGCTATCAAACAGGCCCGGCTTGAGGGTAATGCCCGCGACGCTCAGGCCTGGGCGGAAATACTGCAAGACAAAGCTGAACAATTAAAGCAAAAGGCCGATTCGCTCGTCGCTCCGGTCGGCGAAAAACAGGCCGAGGCAAAAAAAGCCGAGCAGCTTGCCAAGCAGGAAATTGCCAGGGCTGAGAAGGCATCCAAAAACACGGACAAGGCCCCCTCCGAACAAAATACGAAGTTGGCGACAGACCTCAAGAGAAACGCCTGGCAGCTTGCTCGTGAATCCGAAAAAAGGGACGCTGAGTTTCAGCTCGCTCATGCCGAATTAACGGGATATCTTGCCAGGGCTGAATTAAAGCGGCTTAAAGCCGAGGATGCAAAAAGACAGGCGGAAACAGCAGCTAAAGTCATCACAAACCTGAAGGAAAAAGCCGAGACCCAGGCAAAGGCAAAAGCCAACGCTGAAGCGAAAGCAAAAGCTAAGGCCGAGGCCGAAGCAAAAGCTAAAGCTGAAACCGAAGCTAAGGCAAAAGCCGAAGCTGAGGCGGAAAGCAAGGTCAGGGCTGACAGGGCCGCTGCCGAGACCAAAGCCAAAATCGATGCCAACCTAAAGAGCACGTTTGGTGTTGGCAGCCAGAAGGATACTACCGATGCAAAACCAGAAACCGAGCAACCGGCAGACGCCATCGATGAATCAGGCGTCAAGCCCATCGATGAATCAGTCGGCGAGCAAAGCGATGGAGTCGCCGAAGGACAAGCAGTTTCGACCTGATAAGGCCGGGCAGTAACTACAAAACAAAAAACAAAAAAAAGGAGAATCCTGATGTCGATAAGTGTAACTTACCAATCGAAAATTACGGTTGTGGAAACGTTGGAAACTAATACTGATTCTCTCGGAAATGATAAGCAGGTTACGCATGATCAGTTTGACACAGCTAAATCATTGACAAGTGGCACAACTCCGCCTGTAACTAAGATGGCTGCGTTTGTTCAAGCCCTTACGGCAGGAGCGGCAACAATAGATTTGAGTAGCCTTACCGGAGTTAATGGTGCAACTGTTGACGGAACTGGCTTAAAGGTGCAAATCTTAAAAATAAAGAACAAGGCCGAAAGTGCAAATCCAATGTCTATAGCCCCGGGTGCCTCTAACGGCTATGATATATTTGGGGCTGATTTTAAGATAACGCTTCAGCCGGGGCAGGAAGCAACTCTTTACAGCAATGATGCCTCGCCTGATATTGGAGCTGAAGATAAAACGCTTGACCTCGCAGGGACAGCTGAACAGGAATGTGAAATCTCTATCGTTATGGGTTAAACTGAATGAACAAAAAGCAAAAGAATCGACAAGAGCAGCCGGATTGCCCATCGACGAATCAGTCGACGAGCAAAGCGATGGAGTCACCGAAGGACAAGCAGTATCGGCCGGACAAGCCGGGTAGTAACTATAAAACAAAGTAGCTTTAAATACGTTCTAACGAGGCGTTAATATGGCCGAACTTCTAAAAAAAACCTCTGCAGCTATAGCTGTAGATGAGAACCTGACCACGCTTATTGACTGGGTCAATATCGAGCAGGTCTCCGGCTTTACCATCATAGTCGAGAATGCCGGCGGCGGCTCAGCTAACGACATTACTGATGTCCAGCTCGACACCTCTGATAATGGCGGAATCACGCCCAATCTCGACCAGCACGCCGGCGTCCCGGCTGTGCCAATTGCGGCGAATTCGGCAAAGGTCGGTACATTTACCGAAACGTCAAAGTTTTTGCGTGTACGGGCCTTGTGTGCGGCCACAGAGGATACTACGGCGGAGGCCGTCCTTTTAGCCGATTCGTCAATTGCCCGTATCTGCACCCTGGCTGACCTCAAAGAAAGGCTCGGCATTACGGATACTGACCACGACCAGGCAATCAATCGAATTATCAGCGGCCTCGAAGCCGTATTCAATAGCTACATAAAGCGAAAACTCATCGTTAATTCGGCTGATATGACTGAGTATTTTAACGGCTGTGGCAGTCTGTTGCAGCTTAATCGCTATCCTGTAGTGTCCATCACATCGATTAAAGTTGCCTATGATTACAATTTCGATTCTGCCGATGCCCTTGTAGTAAATACTGATTATCGCCTGCTCGCCGGAGGTTCAAACGGTATTTTATATTACATCAATTTAAGTTGGCCCCAGCTTCCCGACAGCGTACAGGTTATCTATCGCGGTGGTTATTGCCCCGCCGGCCAGACACCGGGCGAGGGTGAGATTACAATGCCGGCGGATATCAGGGAAGCCGCAATCGAACAGGCCTCGTTCTTCTTTAAGCGTAAAGACGATATCGGTCTGTCCGGTGTAGGTTTCGAGGGCGGCTCTATCAGTAAATTCAGTGCAATAAAACTGCTGCCAATGGTGCAGGAGATTCTGAATAATTACAGGAAACCATCATTATGATGATCCAGTTGGAGATGGGTCCCGAATTTCCGCAGACGTTAAAAGAGCTGAGCTTTATGGGCCAGGCTGTAGTTAAAGCCTGCTCGGAAGGCTTAAAAAAAGGCGTCAAGCTCGCTGCTGGCAAGGTAGCTGAAGACTATCTGTCGGGCCAGAGTCTGAAGCGAAGGAGCGGCCAGTTAGCACGGGCGGTTGATGGCTGGATGCAAGCTCCGCTTGAAGGTGTAGTCGGTGTTAGACCGAATTCGACAGTTGCCAAATACGCCTGGCTGCTCGGTGATGAGTCGAAAACCATTACGCCGAAGCGGGCGAAATTTCTGACAATCCCCATCGGTGAGAATTTGACAGGTGCCGGTGTTGCAAGGTTCTCATCACCTCGTCAGGTCCCGGACGGCTTTTTTGTAAAAACCAAAGGCAGGCTTCTTTTTGGTTACAAACGAGGCAAAAAAGGTAAGTTCCGCCCACTGTTCGTACTGGTAAAGAGCGTATTCGTCCAGGGCTCTGGTGCTCTTTACGATGGCGTTATGGATTCGCTCGATGACATCACAGAGTCAATGGAAACTGAAATCGACAAGAAAACAGGGACATAACTTATGGCCAATGACGGTGGTTTAATTGCGAAGCTCGAGCAGTGGCTCGCCGATACCCTGGCGGCATTAACCGATGATGGTAAAGATGTTTTCAAAACTGCCGAAGTATGGAAACATCAAATCGCTGCAACCAAATCCGGAATGGAAGCATTCCCTCGCTACGAGCCGTTTGCATTTGTAAGTTATCAATCCGCCGATGCCGCCCGCGAGGGTGATTACGATTTAAGGCAGGTACTCGAGTTTGCCATTCTTATCGGTGTCGAATCGAAATCAGATGGCGTTGCCAGGTTCGGTGATGCCGACCATCTCGGTACCAGCAAGATTCGGGACCTGGTTATCGCAGCTCTCGACCGAAAGCACCCCGGCGATGATTTGACCTGCGATGAATTTTATTATACAGGCGGAATTGAAGTCTTTGATTCGCCGAAACGGCATGCAATCCAGATGAATTTCGAAACAAGTCAGTTAACTACAGGTTAGGAGATTTAATATGACCACTGTAAATAAACGAGTGGGCCTGCCCCAGGCAATGGTAATCAACGGCGTCGATGCCGGCGGGGCGATGACTATAAGAATCGATGCCGGTCACGATAATATTATGCGTTCTTCGCCTGATGGCCTGCAGGTCCCGGTTAAAGATAAAGAAATCCAGTATGTTCGTGGAAACGTTACCAGCCAGGACTGGGTTCATCTAATCGACCTTCTGACCGGCGTGGTCGGTACCAAAGTATTTTACGAGCGGAAAAGCGGCGTTGCCGAGGCAACCGGCTTCGTTAAACATACTCTCACAGCCCCGGTCATTCACCGTGCAAGTATCAGCTTCACGAAGGGCGGCTATGCCACTGGCAGCTTTGATTTCGAATGCCGGGCCGCCGATGAGACTAAAGGCATTGCCGATATGTGGGCACTACTCGACGGTCAGGCGGCGCCGAGTTATATTTCTTCGGCTCGCGGCGGCTTCAGGATAGAAAGTGCTGCTCATGGTGGCAGTATCGATATTTATCATGTCACCGCCTTTAATTTTGACTTGACATTGCCTCTTATCAAGGCCTGCAACGATGGCGATGTCGGCTATACCTGTGTCGATGCCCGTGTGAATGGCTTAACGACCGCCGGCTCAATCAGCTTCCAATCCGGTGAAATAACCAGTGCGACTCTTACCTGTCAGAAGTTGATAGCAGCGACGGCGGCCAACCTGGTTATTGTAACCAGTCAAAGCCAGGGTGCCGCCGACAAAACAATCACTATTGCTAAAGTGGATTTTAATAGTATCGGCAGCTCCTCTGATGTTAACGCCCCGTTCACTGAATATACAGCTGCTTTTGACGTTGCCAACGATGCCGATACACCGCTGACTCTTGAAGGTGCCAATAAGATTATAGCCATCACCTGACCTGCGAGATTTGAATAATGGCCAAAGATATAAATATACATGTAAAAACGCCCGGCGCTCAACAAGCCAAACAGCAGCTCAATGAGGTCGGCAAATCCTCTCAGCGTGTTGGTGATAAAACTGCCTCTGGCCACAAGCAAGCTGCTGATGCCGTAGATAAAAGCACGCAGAAATTGACGGGCATGGGCCGTATTTTAAGCACTCTCAAAGGTCAAGTAATGAGTCTGGTTGGTGCCTGGCTTGGCCTACAAGGGGTTCGGGCGATAATCAACTGGCTGATTCAAAAACTCGAACGCATTGCTCAATTACAAAAAGATATATATCAGCAATCGCTTACTTTAGCACAAATTGGCCAAGCCCTCGAGATGCAGACTGGCACTCGTGGCATGCAGCAATACTGGGCTCAGCAGGCCGCAATGTTACAGGCTGCCGGGGGACTCGCAGGTCCCGGGGTGGCTCAACAGATGATGGTTTCTGCAGATATTGCTTTTCAAGCACAGGGTGGAATTAAAAGCCCCCAGATTCTGGCAATGTTAGCACAATTCGCTCCTTTTATTGGTGCTCAACAAATGGCTCCTGAAGAAGTAGCGAAATTATTCGAATTTGCCGGTACTGCTGGTATTACGCCAACCCCCGAAGCTTATAAAAAATTCTTTGCTCAGCTCCAGGCTGGTTATACCGCAAGCAAAGCTACAGTATTCGGCCAGTACTTAATGGGATTGCAAAAAGGGGTTACGCCCTACATGGCTATGGGGGGTACTTTAGAGCCAGGGATAAGTGCTTTTGTCGGAGCCCGTGCAGTTTCACCAAATGAGGCATTGGCGGCTACTCTGGTTGAGCAAATGACAAGACTGGCCAGCGGCGCTTATGAAAGACCGCGTAAAGCAATGGAACGTGAATTAGGTGTCAGCTGGGAAACAATGACTATGGATGAGCGTCTTAATGCCTTACTGCAATATGTAGGCGGCATCCCTGAAGCGCGTCGTGGCGAGGTATTGGCTGCTCAGGGATTCCCCATTGAGCTTACTTCTCGAATCGGAACAATGGTTTCTCCGGAAGCTATGGGTGCAATGGGTGCTGCTGGTCGTGTGGTAGGCGTCGCAGGAGCGCCGCAAATAGACCAATTGTCCCAGGATTATCTCCAGTCCGTTCTTGGTAAGGAGCGAAAAGCTGAAGCTGAGGCGTCGCTTGTAAAACTTAAAGCTGCTCCTGAATTTGCCGATTGGCAAACTCGTCTTAAAAAGGCCCAGGCGGATTTCGATGTTCTTTTGGCCAAAAACCAAGACCGGTGGATAAAAGATTCCATTGAACCTCAGGTTATGGCTATCGAGGCGCTCCAAAAAGAACTGGAAGAACATATAAAAACTTTACCCGAAGGAGAGGGGCGAGAAAGGGCCGAAGCCCTAAGAGAGCGGATTCAAAAAAGCCTAAGCTACATGGTCCCTTTCCAATATGGTCTTGGAATAGATGTGTTCCCTTACGCTTATCCGCAGGGACTGGCTGTCGGACGTGGTTATGAATTCACCCGTGAATTTCAGCAGATCGTATATGATAATAGCACGAACTACTATCCTCGCACCGGCAGTGACGAACGCGGCCCGCGAGTCGGACGGGATTTGAGGTAAAAAGTGGCAGCGGATTTCACGACAATATTCGGCAATGATATAAACGTTTACGCCCAGCCCCGCCAGGCATTTCGCCAATACACCGGCTTCTCGGGCGCTCACGGTGTAACATCAATGTACATGGGTACACGCGGCCGCCAGCTTGTAATTACCGGCAGACTTGCTTCGAGCGGAGCAAGTTACAATGCCGCCCGCTCTAACTGCCAGGCTGTAATCAATGGCATTGAAGAATATCTATGGGCCGATTCTGCAGATTACAGCTTCAAAGGCACAACGTATAAGAATGTCGTTTTTGATAAATTCCAGCTTGTCCCTGATTCTGCCGGTAGCGCCTTTCACTGGACTGCCGAAGGTTACGTAATTGCAAATTTTGTCTGCTTCTTGAGGTCTCTGTTGTGACGGCAGATGAAAAAAAAATAGAAAGAACCGCCCAGCGGCTTATTGTCGAAGCACGGCGGGGCTATGGCTCACCGCCACAGTTTGGTAATTGGAAAGCTCTCTGGGACGCTAAGGTCGATAGAATTGAAATCAACGGCGGCAGCAGGCCTTCAGTAGCGACTATATGGTTCCCGAGTGCGCGGTGGAACGAGAACCTCGGTATTTTATGGGGCGATAACATTCGCATCTTAACAGAGAAAGATGTTGTTGTTTTTGCCGGCTTCGTGACCAGTTATTTGAGTGATTTTTCCGGCGGGACAGAAAGGTCCCCCGCCTATGAGCGAAACGCAATTGTCTGTCAGAGTTATCGCTGGCTGCTCGCAGCGACCTCTCCTATTTACGGGCAGTCTATTCGCGGCCCCGATGATTACAAAAGTTATGGCACGGACGAGCAGCAGCCGATTGCAAATTCTTGTATCTTTGCATCCGGCAGAAGGGCTATCTTTAACGCCGATGGCAGGCCAAACCGCGACCCGACTCTGTTAAAGTTAGAAACCTGTGAAATTCCCATTTTTGCCGACCCTGATATCGCCGAGTTCTGGACCGCTCGTGATATGCTTCGATATGTGATGAGTCCGCCTCTGAATAAGGCGTATGACTATCTGCCAATATCAGACCCCAACCAACTGCCGGGTATCGACCACAATGATTGGGAAAAAGTGTTAAACCATATAATCGTTGATGGCCTCAGTGTTATCGAAGCGGTTGAGCTTATCTGTAAACATATCGGCTGGAGCTTTAGGGAGGATTACGAAGAGGATGGCAATGTTCTTTTTAATTTTTACAAAGTCGGCATCGCCGACAAACACACCCTTCACGCACCTGCTGTCGGTGAAAATATAGAATCTGCTGTTGCCAGGGGCAAAAAACTTCTCTGGTCGATGTCGCTCGCCCAGGACATTGCTGCCGTAGTCAATAAACCCTGGGGCTTGGGAGCTCCGCATCGTTTCGAATTCACTGCCGAGCTTGTGCCGGCATGGAAAGATGATGACCTCGAACCGGATGAATCAGAGGAATATGCAAATCTTTTCTTCACCGAAGCAGACCTACAAGCGATGACCGACCCGAACTCTAAAAGCTATTATAAATATTATCATCCTCGCGGCAGCAGCTTCCGCCGCAATGTCGGCCGTAAATGGGCGCTCAATGAATCCGGCCGATACAGCAAAAGCAGTAATTATGATCGCGGAATGCCTTTTGAGTTTAAAGATATTATCCCCGCCAAATACATACTTGATAAGACTGGAAAACGTCTTTACGCTCCGGTTAATCGCCAGTTACTGCCCGCTTTAACGGTCGATAAAGACACTTTGAGCTCAGTTGGTATCAAAGTTGAATTCAGCTTTGACGGTGGTAGTACGTGGCAAATAATTCCTGCAGCCATAAGTTCGTCAAAAGATGAATGTGCTATTTATATCGATGAGGCCAACCTGGCTGAATTGGTTGATGAGGCTGAAGGCACTATTTCAGGCGGTGACCTCGATGGAATTCAGCTTAACTATTGGACATCTCTGTGCGACGATATATTAAACGAACGGCCTTTCAAAGATGGAGAGTGGAAAACCCGCATTCGTATTACCGCAAGCATCCAGTTGGACCAGAGGCTGCGAAAATTCCCTGAACCATCGCCCGCCTCGGGCTCGCCGTTTCTTCACAGGCAAATTTATGATTTCTCAGAAAAATATGGTCTAATAAAACGAACGGAATCCAGTATCTACGCTCCTTCTTCCCCGCCGGCCGATAGCGACCTGCCCGCCTGGGAGATTGATTCCGGCGATTGGTTCGATAAACATCTACAGGCCGTTAGAGACGCGAACGAGGATATGTCTGTCAGCGGTCAGTTCACCCTCGAACGGATGTGGTTTGATGTCTTTGCAATTGGCGATTGCATTACAAAAATAACAGGACGAAACTATAATCTCTGGGCTGGTTATGTTTACCAGTCTGGTAAAAAAGCGGAGAAGGTTACATATCCCGAAATCATTCAGATTATCTATTTGCCGGACGCCCAGAAAATGAAGCTTATCACGCGAGATTTACGATTCGCAGAGGTCGTATTATGAGTGCGACTATCGTTATCAAACATACCGTCCCTGTCGGCTATCAGGAAGGCGATTACGCTCATCTTCACGGCAACGGCGGCTCCGGCAATATCGACTGGAATAATCCGCTCTCTGATGAGGCCCTCGATCTTTTCCCTGGTGGAGCTGGTATTTTTGGGTTCGGCCACGCTCCCTGGGGTCACTTTCGCTGGGGCTGTTGTCATAGTATGCGAGCGCCGGGATGGGGCCATCTGCCTTGGGGCTCTTTCCCCTGGGGTCTCGGCTCTGCCGTTATCTCGGCAGAGGCTGAGGTGGATTGCTGTGGCGCCTATAAATTCAGCTTTGCTTGCTATGACAAACACGGCAATTTGCACGAAGGAACGCCTGATGAGGTTCTGGTCCACGTGCATATTGCACCGGAAGCGCCGACCGGCCTGAAGAAAAATAGCTATAACAAGGAAACTGATGTCCTTGTTCTCGATGCAGCTTGATAGCTATATTCGCTCTTTGACAATTTAATATTACTCCCTGGGCACAAAAACATCACCCAACGCCGGACAAAATTTTCATAAAAACGCCGACGCGGGCGGAGAATCGGATTAACCGCCTGTTCTGGCAGTGGCCACTGCCAGGCATTTTTTCACGTCGGCCTCTACGACTCAAAACAATGTAACAAAAAGAATCGGAGATAGGTATCCCTAATATGAGCAGTTTCTTTGCATGGATGGGCGGAAAATCAAAAATGGCCAAACGCCTGTCTCAATTATTACCTGAACATCGATGTTATGTAGAGGTTTTCTCTGGTGCTGCTAATCTGCTTTTTGTAAAAGAAAGGTCAAAAACCGAAGTGCTCAATGATATCAACTCTGAGCTTGTGAATTTGTTTCGAATCGTCCGCTGGCATCCGCGAGAATTTATCCACGAACTTGCCCTTGTCACCCAAAGCAGAGTAGAGTTTGTAGATTACAGAGCTCAACCAGGCCTTACTGATATCCAAAAGGCCGCCCGTATTTGGTTTATTATAAAAACTGCATTTGGCGGATTAGGCGGGACCTCTCATCCGTGTTTTGGCTACGGCACTACAGGCAAAACCCATTTTCGCAGAACAGCCTTTGCGGCTGTCCGACGATGCCACAAAAGGCTTGATGGCGTCTATCTTGAAAATCTTGATTTCGCTGATTGCATTCGCCGCTACGATCGTCCTCATACTGCTTTTTATTGTGACCCGCCTTATCTGGGGGCTGGTGGTTATAAAGAACCTTTCCTCTATGCGGATCATAACCGCCTTGCCGCTATACTAAAAAATATCAAAGGTAAGTTCCTACTAACGATAAACAACCATCCCAAAATCCGAACGTTATATAAAAACTTTCCCAGGTTAAAAGTAAAAGTGAGATATTCTGTATCGCGAGACAAGAGTTTAAAAGCTCGCGACCGAACCGAACTTGTAATTGCAAATTACCCATTGCCTAAGCGGTGGTAAAAGAAGACCTGTTGGCATGTTTGCAAAATCCGTGCCAGACAGTTTTGTTAAACAGAATATTGCCGTTCTTGTAACGGCTGGATAACCGGTCTTTGAAAAATTCATCAAAAATCGGGCGGGGAGTGTCTATCTTAATTTTGTTTGTTTAAAAAGCACTTAACAAGTAGTAATTGTTATGTCCGTTTCTATGTCTGATGTCCGAGAAAAATGTCCGAGGAATTTGTCGTTTTGCTCAACCTTAATTTCGAGTTAATACCCCTTAGAACGCCGTGTGAACAATGGTTAAACGTACGCCAACTTCATATAATCTGCGCCATCTTCCGTATAATAACAGCCTCAAAACTAAAGTGGATGACATCTGCTTAAATATATAAAATGGTCTTTTCTCTCCCCCAAAATCCCCACTTACCTCCTCAAAACCCACGATTTCCCATCCTTTCCCACCTTTTCCCACCAATAGCCGCTGTGCGCCATTTAGGGTAAGAGTTTACAGCAGA